CAATATAATTCTCGCAAAGTTGTCCCTAGAGCATATCCAGAAAAAACAGACATTCAGTGGCAAGCACAATCTAGTCAGGGTACTAGTAGAATTGGTGCACAGATTGAAGGCTACTTGATAGCAAATTCTGTAGCATAACCAAAAACTACTAAATATTGGTATGAGTAAACCAAACAGTAATGCTCCTTCCTTAGTCAAGGAGCCATACAAAAAGACAGAATTTAAAAACGATAAAGAATTACAAGACTTTATCAAGTGTTGTGATCCAAACACGGGTTATCTATACTTCATGGATAACTTCTTTTACATTCAACACCCTACTAAGGGTTCGATGTTGTATCACCCATGGCCATATCAGCAGAAACTGATTGACACATATCACAGATATCGCTATTCAATCAGTTTGATGCCTCGACAGTCAGGTAAGTCAACAAGTGCCGCAGGTTATCTATTGTGGTATGCTATGTTTGTGCCTGATTCTACTATTCTTATTGCGGCGCACAAGTACACAGGTGCTCAGGAAATTATGCAACGTATTCGCTATGCATACGAAAACTGCCCTGACTACATTAAAGCAGGTGTAACAACATACAACAAAGGCTCATTAGACTTTGAAAACGGATCACGTATTGTGTCAGCAACTACGACAGAAAACACTGGTCGTGGTATGTCTATCTCATTACTATACCTAGACGAATTTGCGTTCGTTAGACCAAGTATTGCGACAGAGTTCTGGACAGCTATTACCCCTACATTATCAACTGGTGGTAAAGCGATTATCACAAGTACTCCTAACAGTGACGAGGATCAGTTTGCGTTGATCTGGAAAGGTGCTAATAAGACAGAAGATGAATTTGGTAACACAACTGAATTAGGTGTCAATGGGTTCAGAGCATATCGTGCTTACTGGAATGAACAACCAGGTCGTGACGAAAAGTGGGCGCAGGAAATGAAGGCACAACTCGGTGAAGATCGTTTCAATCGAGAAATTGGTTGCGAATTCATTATCGCTGACGAAACACTAATCAATCCTAACACACTAATTCAATTAGATGGCATGGAACCTATATTCCGTCAAGGACAAGTGCGTTGGTATGAAAAGCCCAAGAAGGGTAACATCTATGTTATTGCATTAGATCCTAGCTTAGGTACAGGTGGTGACCCAGCGGCAATTCAAGTGTATGAAGCAAATACAACTAACCAGATAGGTGAATGGAAGCACAATAAAACAGACATTCCTAGTCAAATTAAACTGTTAGCACAGATATCAAAGTACATCACCGAATGCACAGGTGAACCAAACAATATCTATTATTCTATCGAAAACAACAGCATCGGTGAAGCCGCGGTTGTATCATTGCATGAATACGGGGAAAGTAACATCCCAGGTATCTTCCTCAGCGAAGTAGGCAAGCCCGGTCGTAAAGGCTTCAACACTACAAACAAGAGCAAACTAGCGGCATGTGCTAAGTTCAAAACGCTTGTAGAAAGCAAGAGAATGAAGGTAAATAGTCGTAGTCTTATCAGCGAATTAAAGGCTTTTGTTGCTCATGGTGGCAGTTATGCCGCTAAAATCGGTGATACTGATGACTTGATTATGGCTAGTTTGTTAGCAGTCAGAATGCTACAACAATTAGGCGACTATCACTTTGAGTTAGAGAGTCAAATACGTGACCATGATGAAATCATAGCTCCGTTACCCTTCTTTGCCGTGCTAAGTTGATAAATACATTATGCCTAAAAATTCAGAATCATTAAACAGATCATTATTCGACCTTCTACATACTAGAGGTTACGATCCTACTATGCTTGATACTTCTGGTAAGGAAATTCCTACACCTGAAGAAGCAGAAGTATTCCAGTTTGACTTCATCAAAGACGGTGAAAATTACGGAAAAGTCACTATATCTATCGATGGTGCTCATAAGCTTATCATTTACTTCAATGACAAAGTGGCTGATAGTGAGAAAGAGGACTCCGATAATGGCGACATATCTTGGTACAAATTGTTAAACCAACTAAAGCGTTTCGCACAATCATACCAATTAAGTTTCGAACTACGCAATGTTAATAATCTGAAACATGACATGGCAAAAAGGGATTATATGAAGAAGAAAGAATCTATCGCAGAAGGTTACTACCCAATGGGTAAAAAAGCTAGTTACAGTGATGCTGTACCTAACGTTAAAATCGTATTACAACATACACGCCAAATTGAAGAAGGCGAACAACGTTATCGCAACGTTGCTAAGATTTTCTTAGAGAACGAAGCTGGTGAAAGATTCCTAGCTCCTACAACTAAGCCAGGCATTGCACGTGTATATGCTCGTCATATTGCTGAAGGTGGTCAACCACATGATGAACGTTGGAATCACATTGGTAGCCTATGTGAAGAATATCAAAAGATGGCAGGATTCGTTCGTGCTACTCGCAATGGTCAATTCAATGAGTCTGTACAACGTTTAGTTACTGAGGGTGTCAATCACTATCAGAAACTACGTGAGAGCTTAACTAAGTTAGCAAGTCATCGTGGTTACAATGCATACTTTGAATCATATACTCCTGCATTGATGGAAGATGAAGCTAGTGTTGACTTGAGTGAAATGTTTATGTCTAGCAGTTTAGATCCACGCATTGAATCTGCAATGCCTATACTATCTAAGTTAAGCAAGAATCTAAGCGAGATGTCAGAAGTTGGCGCACTAGCTGAGTGGGCAGATAGTTTGTTAGAAGCTCCTGGAGCAGAAACATTAAAACATAATCAATCTACTGAGAAACAAAACTTAAAAGCTTTTGGTTTAGCAGAAGATGAAGCAGAGCAAGAGCCAGCAATTGATGAACTTGATGAAGATGAAAGCCTAACAAGCAACAACCCACAGGGTATTCCTGAAGGTCGTTTAGATGGTGAAGCTGACATTGATAGCCCAGTAGCTGACGCTATCACACGTAGAATTCTAATGAGACACACTGACCTATTAGCTAAGTATGGTCCAGAGAAAGTTGCTGATGCTATTGCTAATATCGCCGATGACTTGAGTGACTGGATTGGTCCTGATGATGAAATCGGTAGTAGCGATGTTAGTGGTTGGGTCAAGCGTGTTGAGCAAGAATTAGGCGGTTTGGAAGAAAGCATAGCTGATGATTACGAATATATGAGCGACCGCGAACTAATCCGTCATGCTGGTATGTTGGGTCTAGAAAAGAATTGCGTACCCGATGATGAAGGTGGACTAGCTAACCGTCGTGAAATCATTTACTTGCTACAAAAAGAAGCAGAAGGTGATTTAGACGAAGGTATACTAGACACCGTTAAGAAAGTTGGCGGCAAAGTGTTAGACAAATTAGGTCATGGTAGTGACGAAGATTTGTTGAAAGACTTGAAGAAGAAAGCAGGCGTTCGTAACCCAGAAACTGGTAAACCAAGCATGGCACATAGCGATGTTGAAAAGGTTGACGAAGATGGTCAATTCGCAGGTGACTATAAAACTGGTCCAGAAGGTCAATGGCGCAACAAAGGTCCTAAAGCAAACAAGCCTGCTAAAGTAGGTGACTTAGTTGGTGCAAGTGAATCAATTCAGAACACACTAAACGCATTAACTGAAATGGACAAGAGTGAAGATAGTAAAGGTCCAGAAGGTAAAGCTAAACCTATCAAAGCCAAAGACTTTGCTAAAGATGCCGAGAAGAAGTTAGAGAAGCATATGGACAAGGCTCACAAGAAAGATGTGAAAGAAGGACAAGAAGACCTAAACGCAATCATGCGACTATTGGGTAAATAAGTTCTCAAAAACCTCACTTAAAATGTGAGGTTTGCCACATCTGGCATAAATACTATTGACATGAGTAGAAAGTATTGCTAAACTATCACTTGTGTTAGTCGCTAATAGGTAGCGGCGAATATTAAAAACAGAGACCATCTCAATTTTATAAGGAAATATTATTATGGCATCATTAGCAGAAATCCGTGCTCGTATCGCGGCACAAGAAAACAAAGGTCAATCTAAGGGTTCTAACACCCAATCTGACAACTCTACTTACCCCCACTGGAACATGGACGAAGGCACTACTGCTAGCATTCGTTTCTTGCCTGATGGCGATCCAAAGAATGACTTCTTCTGGGTCGAAAAGCAAATCATCAAACTTCCATTCAATGGTGTCAAGGGCGATCCAAGCGCCAAGCGAGTAGAAGTTCAGGTTCCATGCGTAGAAATGTATGGCGAAGCTTGCCCTATCTTAGCTGAGGTTCGTCCTTGGTACAAAGATGAAACATTGAAAGAAATGGCTAACAAGTACTGGAAGAAGCGTAGTTATATCTTCCAAGGTTTTGTTCGTCAAAACCCACTTGGTGATGACAAGACTCCAGCGAACCCAATTCGCAAGTTCATCATCAGCCCACAAATCATTCCAATCGTTAAGGCTGGTTTGATGGATCCAGAGATTGAAGAATTGCCAACAGACTATCTACGTGGTCTTGATTTCAACATCAAGAAAACAAGCAAGGGTGGTTATGCTGACTATTCTACAAGTAACTGGGCACGTAAAGAATCTCCACTTACAGAATCAGAACAAGCGGCAATTGAAGCACATGGCTTGTTCAACTTAAAAGACTTCTTGCCAAAGAAGCCAACAGAAGCTGAATTGCGTATCATCAAGGAAATGTTTGAAGCATCTGTTGACGGTCAACCTTACGACAATGAGCGTTGGGGTCAATACTATCGTCCTTGGGGTCTTGAAGCTCCTGCAGGCGCGACAGCGGCACAAACTACAGCGACTACTGAAACCAGCGCACCCGCAACAGCACCCGTAGCAGAATCTTCATCTGCACCATGGGAAGATGAACCTGCTCAAACGTCTGCACCTGTGTCTATTCCTAAGACAACATCAAGCGACAAAGCACAAGACATTCTAGCCATGATTAAGGCTAGACAAAACAAGTCTTAATGGATAGGGGCTTAGGCCCCTTCCTCAGGAGAACAATATGACACTACCAGACGAACGCTACCGTGCCCTTAAGCAAGGTAAAAAGTTGTTGGAAGAATTATGTGATCCAGGTCGTACTCCACGTGTTCCAAGTCTTGTAAGAGACAGAGCCCGTGGAGCATTGCGTCATTATCCTAGTGATTATGAATTGGATCAAATGGCAGAGAAATGCCCTGAACTACTTGATAAGATATCGTTTGGTGATAAAATGTATCTTAACGTAGCATCAAAATAATAGGAGAATAATATGGCAAAAACAACTAAGCTAGACAAACTAGCTAAGGTTAACGACTCTTTTTCCATTAACCGTTATGATAACGGTTGGATGGTTGAAGTAGGTGGTCGTGATAAAAAAGAAGATTGGAAGAACTGTAAGATTCTGTGTAACACAGAAGAAGAACTCATTGAACTAATCAAAGAGTATAACACAAAGGAAGTGGAGTAATCAATGGCAAAACCATTTGACATTAGTAAGTTTCGTAAGGACATTACAAAAGCCATCGATGGCCTAAGCATTGGCTTTAATGATCCTACAGACTGGATCTCCACAGGTAACTATGCACTTAATTATCTCATTAGTGGTGACTTTAATAAAGGTGTACCTCTTGGTAAAGTTACTGTCTTTGCCGGAGAGTCTGGGGCAGGCAAATCATACATCTGCTCAGGAAACCTTGTTAGACACGCCCAAGAACAAGGGATCTATGTGGTCCTTATTGATACAGAAAATGCGCTAGACGAAGCATGGCTACATGCGCTTGGCGTATCTACTGACGATGATAAGTTGTTGAAGTTGAACATGGCTATGATTGATGACGTAGCTAAAACAATTTCAGAATTTATGAAGTCATACAAAGCAATGCCTGAAGGCGAGAAGCCGAAAGTTCTTTTCGTGCTTGATAGTCTTGGTATGCTATTAACACCCACTGATGTTAATCAGTTTGAAGCAGGTGATATGAAGGGTGACATGGGTCGTAAGCCTAAGGCACTAACTGCACTTGTTCGTAATTGTGTTAACATGTTCGGTAGTCATAACGTTGGACTAGTTGCTACTAACCACACTTATGCTTCACAAGATATGTTCGATCCTGATGACAAGATTTCAGGTGGTCAAGGTTTCATCTATGCAAGTTCTATCGTTGTCGCAATGAAGAAATTGAAACTTAAAGAAGATGAAGATGGCAACAAGATTAGTGATGTTCGCGGTATTCGTGCAAGTTGCAAGATTATGAAAACACGCTATGCAAAGCCATTCGAAAGTGTTCAAGTTAAGATTCCTTATGAGACAGGCATGAGCCCATACAGTGGTCTATTTGACATGATTGAAAAGGCTGAACTTGTTAAGAAAGAAGGCAATAGTCTTGTGTACACTACACTTGATGGTGAAATCATTAAGAAGTTCCGCAAAGCATGGGAAGCAAACACTGACGGTTGCTTAGACAAAGTTATGTCTGAGTATGCACAAAAAACACAATCTAAGATAAGTACTACAGCATCGGAGGAGGATGTTGCAGAATGAGCTTAGAATTTGTGGCAGAGGTTTGGGACGCACTGCGTTCCCATATTGATTTAAACGACCGCACTGATGCGGCGGATTCACTAGTTAATCTATTGATTGATAACAACTATGAAGCCGATGATATCAAAGATGCGTTTCGTGGTGAGAAGGAAGTGCTTAGTGCATTGAAAGATTACCTCGAACAGCATGATATCGAGGACAGTTATGATGAAGAAGATTACGACAGTGATTCCGATGACGATGACTGGAATTAAATGAACTGGTACTCCAGAATCACAGACAATTTGGCTGTGATACCTGATTTCATTTCACACTATGAAGCCGAAATCATTTCGGCAAAGCAAGAGGTCAAAGTATATGGCAATGTTGAAAAGAACATTGCCGCACTACCCGGCGTGACCGAACATAGATTTAACCAATTGCAAGAGATTGAGGCTGTACTCAACTATCTTAACCTACAATTACGGAAAATTCGCCGAAAACATTTTCAAAAATATCTAGAAGCGTATAATAGAGCTTTAACAGATAGAACAGCCGAAAAGTATGTTGACGGTGAAGATGAAGTTATTGATATGGAAACAATCATAAACGAAGTCGCATTGTTGCGTAACAAATGGTTGGGCATCATGAAGGGTCTCGAAGCCAAACAATGGCAGATGGGACATATCGTGCGTTTACGCACAGCTGGAATGGAAGATATCACAATTGGCTAATTACACAAACTCAAGTATCGCAGGGCAACTGTCTGCCGGACTACACAACACTATCAGTATTACGGGTGCTCAGGGTTCAACTGCGAACCCCTGGCAAAATCTCACTACAAGTATTTCATTAGATGATTTGGATTGGGGCAATAATCCTCATGTTAAAAAGTACCAAGTACTTGAGATTGACGAGGACTTACTTGCTCTAAGTTGTGCATGGCAACGCATTCGTGAAGTTAATAAAAAGAATGATGCAACACAGTATGTTTCTGTTGCTAAACTTACTGATACAGCATTGTTCAAACGTCTTACACAACAAGACCATGACAAGGCTGCATTGATTCGTGATTACTACAGCAAGAAAATCATGATGTGGAAACTGAAAGAGCAAAAGCTTTCAAAGTTCCGTGAAGATATGAACACGTTCATCCATACTGATGGCAAAATCTTTAGGGAAGATATGATGCCACTAGCATATCGCTTGCCTGAGTTTTACGATTACGATACTGAGTTTGATTTACTGACTGCTACTTACAATAAAAAAGTAAGTCAGGATGCACGTAACGACAGAAATGACAAAGAATTGAAACTTGTTAAAACATTTGTCGTTGGCAAGAAATACAGTAAGCGTAAAGAATACTGGTTTATTGACGAAAACAAAGACCTGGTCACTATGTCATTCTTGCACGATAACCCATTGCTTTCATTAATGGACTATCATTCAACTGGTACATTTAAAATCAATGGGATGTTTACGAAGAAGTACCGAGACAACTGCGAGTATTTGGAAGCAAATAAATTCAAGTTTGCTTGACCCAATAAATATGACTAATGGATCAACATCAATTAGTCAGTCGTTATATACAGGGTTTCGTTCCAAGTAAAATACTACCCTGGCAGATAGATTTAGATACAACCAATATCTGCAATCAAGCCTGCTACTATTGCAATACCGAGCAATTCAGAAATGACTTGCCGGTGTTCCAACCTGTGGAACAATATCTTAAACTAATCGACAGATTACACACATGGCGACAATACGATCCCAACATCATAGGCACACTGAGTAATGTCATATTCACAGGGGGCGGCGAACCAACACTGTTACCTAGATATGAGATATTATTAGAAGATGTAATAGACCGTGGTTATGTAGCCGCAATGAACACGAATGGCACAAAGCTACATAAGATATTATCTATTGACTCTGACAAGCTAAAACGCATGGCATATCTAGGTTTAGATATCGATAGCGGAAACTCTGAAACGTATGAATCAATTCGTAGAAGTAAAATGTCAGAAAGTCCTTTTGAACAAGTAAAAGAAACTGCAAAAGAATTATGTAGTAGAGGTGTTCCATTGGACATTAAGATATTATTAATGGAACAGAATACCAGCGAATCAGAATTAAATAGTATCTTCCAATATGCTAAAGATGTAGGAGCACGTGCAGTACATTTAAGACCAATGGTATTGAATGGTCACAGTTATGTATTAACTGAGCAGGTGGCTGAGTTAATCAAAACAATAAGTTATAAGTATGGAATTAAAGCAGATTTTGCTTTAGGACGATACGAAGAAAGACAATATAAACGTTGCCATCAATTCTTTTTATTTCCTAGTTTCTGTGCTGATGGTAATATCTATTTGTGCTGTGAGTATAAAGGTCGTGAAGATACTAAACTAGGCTCTTGGATAGATGGTGATTTTAGAGATATATGGTGCAGTGATAAACACAAAGAAATTTATAATAATTTCCTAACCAGTTTCTGTAAACCATGCAGACCTAACACAACCAATAATCGTATTCAATATGCGATTAATGATTATAGTCAGGTCATAAAGGGGTTTATTTAATTATTAGTGTCATAAAAGTAACCACCATGCCACATCCAGTTATCTCTGAATTCGTGCATATAGGTTCTTCTTTTATTAGGATCACTGTAAATTGATTTTAATAATGCGTAATTATGTTCAGTAATAGCTACGCTTTTATAGAAAAGACTTTTCTTATCCTCAACTGATAAGTTTCTAATATCATTACACAGATTTACTATTGCAGTTAATCTATCTAATGGAATATCAATAGTATCGTAACTTTCGTCCCATAATTCACTGAATGTTTTATATCCTAAGGATTTTAGATATTCTAATGTCCTTGCTGGGCCTACCATAATAAATGGGTGTCTATACGATATAGGTTTGAATATCTTTTCGGTATTAAAAACAAATGGGTCTTTAAAATTCGTTTCTGTAACTAAGCTTATTAAACTTGAATTATATAAATGTACATTATCGCCCCATGCATTGGCTAATTTACCCGCATCACTAAAATCCTCAGTATCAACGGTTAAAGGTAACATATGTTTAACTTCATCAATAGTATCAGGACTTACATTATGTTTGTGAATACATTCTCTGGTTATATTTACATCCCATTCTGTTTTTTGTGATGGGCATATTTTAGGCATAGTATAATAACAATCATCTAATATATTTGCATGATGCATTAACATTAATAAATTGTTTCTATGTTCCCTGTGATTTCTATTAAAGCATAAAAATGTTTTTTCTATATTCTCAAATTTTAAATTTCTAGGAGATTCATTATCTTTGAATTCTTCCATGAGTTCACTTACTCTATATTCAAAGTACTCAATAGTAGAAATATGCATTCTTGCTTTATCGCTAATACCCTGTCTATGACATATTTCGTCATATAAATCTTTTAAACCTGGATTACCCGCCTGCAATATAACTTTATATAAAGGGATATTATCTCTTTTTAATCCACGATGAATATCCAATATATGTTTTTCATAAATGACAGGTTCATGTGATAGATTCAAAAATATAAAACCATTTCTATGACGAATTCGGTTTAATGTATCATGACTCATACTGGTAGTGGCTATTAAACTATTCTCAGATTTCATTAACCAACCTTCGTCAGTCATATCTAAATCAATTTCATATATAAAAACATCATGGTCATTAAGAGTTAATGATGGTTTTATTTCATAACCACCTATTCTTTTCCAAAAATCTTTACTAAACTCATTAGTTTTTAATTTGTCCAATGGAGCATTGATACTAAAAGATTGATTATTGATATAATGTCGTTGTGGTCCGACCCAATCATGCGCTACTAATACATTATTATACATGTAGCTATTTAGTACTCACTTTTTCAGGTTGACAATAAATCGGTTTGGGCATATAATACATGTATTGATTGATTAAAGGAGCTTGCAATGACTGAATTCGAATCCAAGTGCTACGGTATGACTGAACAAGCTATCCGTGAGCAGTACATGCAAAGTATTACAGCACGATTCACTGGTCTGGAAATGGTCGTAATGGGTGTTCTGTCCGACGCACAGGAACTGTTGGCAATGGGTCGTTCTGAGGATTCTCGCAAGCAAATGAACATCGCCAAATTCATTCTGTCCGAAATGATGGAAGCAAAAGTAGCGGCTTGACAATAAATCGTTTCGGGTATATAATTAGTGTTTTGATTGATTGAAAGGTATCACATGTCTAGCATCGTTCGCATCGTTTCTGGCTCTTATCGTAATGAAGCTATCAAAGGTGAAGTGTTCACTTTGGTCAAGGGCTATCAACTGGGTGAAAAAGGTGGTTTTGTCACTGTGAAGAATGATGGTCAGTTCCCTGGTCGGCCTGCTCAGGTCCGTGTGAATGTTGACAATCAATCATGCATCGAATTTGTGTCTGGTCGTGACACTGTGAAGGTCGAGACTCCCAAAGAAACTGACGAACAAGCAATGGATCGTATTGCTTCACGTTTCGCTGTCTTGGATGAAATGTCTGCCGCATGTATCAAAGGTGACATTCGTGCTATGATTGTGACTGGTCCTGCAGGTATCGGTAAGTCGCACGGTGTGACTACTCAAATGGAAAAGGCATCGATGTTCGATCAAATTGCAGGCAAGAAGCCTCGCTTTGAGATTGTCAAAGGTGCTATGTCTGGCATCGGTCTGTTCGCAAAACTGTACAAGTTTTCTGACAAGAAAAACGTGTTGGTGTTCGATGACTGCGATATCTGGGAAGATCAGGATGCTATCAACGTACTGAAGGGTGCATTGGATTCTGGCAAGACCCGTCGTATCTCTTGGAACAAAGATTCTCGCATTTTGCGTGAAGAAGGTATCCCGAATTCGTTCAACTTCAACGGTTCGATTATCTTTATCACAAACAAGACTTTCGATAACAAGAAGGCTTCTAAGATGCAACCTCACTTGGATGCTCTACAGTCTCGTTGTCACTTTCTGGACCTGACTGTTGATAGTGAGCGTGACAAGATGCTCCGCATCAAGCAAGTTCACCGTGATGCTGATGGTGGTCTGTTCAAGGACTACGATTTCGATCAGGTCCAAACTGATGAAATCATGACGTTCATTTGGGACAATCACAACAAACTGCGTGAGGTGTCTCTGCGTATGTGTCTCAAGATTGCTGATCTGGTCAAGATTTCCGCTAACTGGCGCGAACTGGCTAAGGCAACTTGCATGAAAGGTGCTTGATATGTTTGGTGTTATTACTTGTGTAATCTGTCTCGGTCTTGCAAACTTTGGTGTCGAGGCATTTCGTGAAGTGCCCAATTACATTGATGCAGGTCATATAACTTGGAATCAATTTGCGGCCGTGTTGATTTACTACTTTCTCTGGGCTAAAGATTAACGCCGTGTGAAGGCTGGGGCAACGTCAATAAGACCCCCACCTATAACAAAAGGAGACTTAGGTCTCCTTTTTTTGCCTGTTTATTTGCTTTTGTATATTGAATTGTATACAATAGCAAGATGGATTTCAAGACACTTGACGATGTTGCAACTTGGATGCTTAGTAATATTAGACTGAGCAGATACGATGACCAATTTGTAAACAATCTGACTCTTTATATCACACAGCATGGTAGAATTACCAGTAACCAACATGCACTATTCAAGCGTGTGGCTACAAAATACGTGCGCCAATTCAATCACAATAAAGTCAATGTAAGTGATATTGTACAGTTACCTTGGTCTGTGCCTATAGAAGAAAGCATTCCAGAATACACCAGTGCGTCAATTAAGATAGAAGATGACACAATCATTTTTAGATCACCGTACAACAAAAACTTTTTATCTGCACTGCGTAAGAATCCTATACACACAATGCTATGGCACAGGGACACTAGACAGCACACAATAAGTTACAGCCCAACTAACCTCAGAGATTTGATTTACATCACCTCCGAACACTATGAGATAATTAACTACTGTCCCATTACTACATCTATCATTGATAAAATGGCAGAGTATGAATCAGTTAAGTATTGGGTACCTACACTCACATATATTAATGGGTTCTATTGTATCAAGGCTATAAATACACATCTACTAGATGCAATCAGTGATATTCCATTAGACGGCGAATTGTGGTCTATCGCAAGACTGGCAAAGCATGGAGTAAAGATAGATGCATCTGTAATCAATCATCTATCACTGACAAACGATCCTGCAAAAGTGAAATTCGCCGCAACATTTCATGTTGAACATGAGATTAAAGATTTGAACACAGCAATTGTATGGTTGAAGGAATTAGGCTGTGATGGAGTTACTCAGACAAAAGCCTTCATGCAGAATCTTTTCATCAATAACGGAGTATTTTTAGATATACCCGTGAACGATTATAGCGAGAATGCAGTTGTGATATACTATAAAGGCAATTTGACAATGCTAGATGATAAGCCTAAAAAACTACTAAAGATTATCAAGTGCGTCAATTCAGAACCTGTAGATTTAGGACCTAAATGAAAGAATGTAAATTAACAATTAAAGACGAAGTGAATGTAAAGCTTGAAGGTCTGGAACTCGGTGATCGCAAGACATTGATGAAGATGTTTGAGTTTGAGATTCCTGGCGCAAGATACTTACCAGCAGTTAGACTAGGACGTTGGAACGGAAAGAGTAGTTTCTTTGCGTTAGGTGGTAGTACATATATCAATCTGTTGCCAGAGATTCTCCCATTATTGGACCAAGCAGGATATGACATTGAACTTGACGACCAGCGTGAGTATCAACAAACGTTCAATTTCGCTCAAGTGTCCGAGGAGACATTCAAGCACAAAGTTTGGCCCGCAAAGCATCCAATGGAAGGTCAGCCCGTTGTGTTACGTGACTATCAGATTGAAATTATCAATCGATTCTTAGAGAACCCACAGTGTATTCAGGAAGTCGCAACTGGTGCTGGTAAGACACTAACAACAGCGGCACTATCACTAAGCGTAGAACAATATGGCAGAAGCATCGTTATCGTTCCTAATAAGGACTTGGTCAGACAAACCGAGGCCGATTATATTAATCTGGGCCTTGATGTTGGTGTATATTTTGGTGACCGTAAAGAGATCGGACGAACCCATACTATCTGTACTTGGCAGTCGCTTAACAACATGATGAAGAAAACTCAGTCAGGTGAGGCTGAGATTTCTATCATTGATTTTATCGAAGGTGTTGTCTGTGTCATGGTTGACGAAGTACACATGGCAAAAGCTGATGCATTGAAAGCATTGTTGACCGGTCCTATGTCACGTATTCCTATTCGCTGGGGACTGACTGGAACTATTCCTAAAGCAAAGCACGAATCAATGTCATTGTTCGTTAGCTTAGGTCCTGTCATTGGAAAACTATCAGCAAGTGAATTGCAAGACAAGGGTGTTCTTGCACAATGTCACGTGAATATCGTTCAATTGAAAGACGATGTTGAATTCAGCAACTACCAAAGTGAATTGAAATATCTAACTGAGGATAGCAAGCGTTTAGATACGATTGCCAACTTGATTAACAAAATATCTCAAAGTGGCAACACACTTATTCTTGTAGATAGAATCAGCGCAGGCAAGGAACTACAACGTAGACTGAGTGACATATTCAGTCTATTGAAAGATGCGCCTGATGTAGCATTCGTATCTGGTAACACTAACCTAACCGAACGTAGGGAAGAATATGATGAAGTTGCAACAGCTACTAACAAGATTATTATTGCAACCTATGGTGTCGCGGCTGTTGGTATTAATATACCTCGTATCTTTAACTTGGTTCTTTTGGAGCCTGGTAAGTCGTTTGTCAGAGTTATTCAGTCAATAGGTCGAGGCATTCGTAAAGCCGAAGATAAAGACTTTGTGCAGATTTGGGATATTACAAGTAGCTGTAAGTTTGCTAAACGTCATTTGACGCAACGTAAGGCATACTATAAAGAAGCAAACTATCCATTTGATCTTGAAAAATTAACATATAAGTGATACATTAAACTATGCGAATATTAACCTTAGACAACGAATTTTATAACTTAGAAACACTACCAGACGAAATCGATGATTTGCGTTTTGCTATACTAGACAATAGCAATCCACAAAATGTAGACTATCATTATATACCACTTATCTTCTTGGAAAGTTTCAACAGCCCTGCACTAGTATTAAAGATAGGCAATAGTACAATCAAAATGCCAGTTGATTGGCAGATACTGATTGGTGAACAAGAACACGGTGATTTAGAGACATTGCCATTGACTAGTATCAATGACAGAGGTTTCAATGCATTTGAGTTTAACCCATTGAGTTCATTCAGCCCAAGCTTCTTGCCCATTGAGATAGTAGACATATATCATGACGTAACATGGTATGCACCTAGATTGAAGAACGGACAATTCTTGTGTGTACCCATTGACGATGGCGAGAAACCTCGCTGTGTTTATTTTGTAAAAGAAATTAGTAGAAACTGCGAAGTAGTAGATTATAGTCAGGCATTCTAATGAGTTGCAACCACACTAGAGAATCTAAACGCTGGGTAGAAACGGATAGTTGGTACGAAGATAACAGTGCAACAGGAGAATGGGTATACGAAACGGTATACACAACTGTAGACATTGATCTTCACCGTTATAAGTGTACACAGTGCGGTGAAATAATGTATTATAGTGGTCGTGCTAGAGAGTACTACGAAGAAGGTAAGAAGTTTGATTGGATCAAAGGATTAGACAAGTAATGGCAACTAAGAAACCGTCTGTACCAAAAGATGAGCAACTAGAGAATCAAGACTTTCCATTGTTTGATGCACTTGCGGCATTAGATAGAAAGGACTATGGTTACTATGACAGATTATCAGAAACACAACAAAAGAAATTCGTACCTTTCATGCTTATCAAGTACATGAGTTACTTGAAAGGTTCTAGTGAAATTGCAGGGTACTATTTGCGTAGCACAGACTATCATGCTAACAAATATTTCTTTAACGAAAACATCATAAAGAATCCTAAACTACAATGGTTGATGTTGTGTGCAAGTAGCCCTGGCTTAGGTAAACAGTTTCATCCTTGGATGCCGCAGATTAAAGAAAAGGTTAGTAGTTTGAAAGAGAATGCATCCCTTAAAGACATGAAAGACTACTATACCAAAGTATATCCTAAAGTAGATAATGAAACCATCACAGAGATATCTAAGGCATTCGTTGAAGAACAAAAGCGTAAAGTATATCTCGCTGAGTTATATCCCGAAATGAAAATTTCAGACATTGAAGTATTAAGCCAAACAGTCACCGATGAACAAATTAAAGAATACGAAAGAGAACGTGGCAACGGCTAAACATAGCTGTGAGTTTTGTGGTAAAGAATTTGTTAGAGAATCAACAATCATTAACCACACCTGCAAGTATAAGTCTAGATGGTTGAGCAAGGACCTACTAGGCAATCGTTTAGGTTTTCAATCTTGGGTTCAGTTTTACAAAAAGAACTTTACAAACAAGAAAGAAATTACCTACGAAGAATTCATCAAGAGTCCTTATTACACTGCATTTGTTAAGTTCGGGACATATTGTTCAGATATTAACGCAATCAATATACCTCGATTTGCTGATTGGCTAATCAAGAACCAGATTCGTATTGATACATGGTGTACTGATTCAATCTATACAAAATACTTGATTGAGCATTTACGTGTAGAAGATCCACTGGATGCGATTCATCGTAGCGTAGAAACAACAATAAAACTAGCAGAAATCGAGTCAATAAACCCAAAAGATGTACTGAGATACGGAAATGGTAATAGAATATGTCAGAACATAGCAAATGGTAAACTCAGTCCATGGATGCTGTATCAATCTGATAGTGGCATTGACTTCCTAGATAGACTGAATGAATCGCAGGTCAAGATGGTCATCGACTATATCAATCCTGAACTATGGAAGATAAAATTTAACAGAGAGCCAGAGAATGTCAGAACAGTCAAGGAAATACTCGCACACGGCGGGTATTGATAACAATCACGACTATCGTGTGCGTATACCATTTCTTAACCGAGAAGTTGATAACATCTACGATGTAGAACGTGGAGTGAATCAATGGAATGAAACATGTGCTAGAGCAATTGAACTCTTTGGATTACCCGGTGACAAATATACTTGCCGCTTCACTAAACAAGCGATTGAGTTTTGGTTCCTAGAAGAAAAAGACGCACTGATGTTTGAATTAACTTGTGGATAATATATGATTAAATTTGTGCCTGTACCAATCAACGACCATGATACCATCTTGGGAAAAGATTTCAACACTAGATTTGCTACTGAAATGAAAGAGTACTACAGTCCCTTTCTCAAAAAGAATCGTGACATACAAGTAGCAAAAGAAACATGGGAGTATGGAGTAGCTGATAGCATTGATAATGCTACATGGACTGGTGCTGGACATAATGTAGTTGATGTAAAAACTCCCGTCGCTGATATTGATGTTAAGGGTCTTAGTACGATCAAGATGACTCAAAATAAACTGACAACTGAGGCAAGCTTCTTACAGAATAACAAAGAAGAAACTGATGGGTTTGTCAAACTGTTTGAGAGTAAAGATTATAAGACCTTGAAAGAAATGTTTGTCGATCCATTATTGACCAAACATGTAGGTACTAACAATCTACACTTATTATCCATCATCAGAGAGAAGGACACTAAAAAAGTTTATTACTGTTTGTTGAAGGTAGAGGATACTATATTAAGTGACAGTGACTTTATATCAGGGATGCACAATACAGGTAAACGCAGTGTAAGTGTACCTATGATTGATCCAATGTATGGAAACACTTGTTTGTACATTCCTAAAAGGCGATTAGAGATTAGACTGAACACTCAAGGTCTGGAACCTTTCTTAGTGTACTCGCATAGTTATTGAGATGACTAAATGTTTAAAGTTTCAATTACCCAGTGGTTCTGCAGGTATGGCAGCAGGATACACTCGCGGTGCAATAATGAAGAAACTGAATAATCTCAATTTAAAATATAAACACAAAACGCAACGATATGTCTTTAAAGTCTGGCTTGAAAATGATAGTGACTACACTTATTTCTATCTTCTTTGGGAACCGTTCAACTCATGGCAGAAGCCTGAACTCATTGAAGAAGATTATATCCCGGACGAGAGCAGTAGTTAGGATATACAAAGCGGAACGTAAGTTAAAAAAGAGTAAGTATAAAAACTGGCGTCAGTACAAACACAATCGTGATCCGGATGTTAACCGATATGCTAACCATTTAGTTCACTTCTACAAAGGTTACCCATATGTCTATGCTTGCCCAAATCCAAGTCATTATGGGTACGAACTACTGTACGACTATGGCCCCGGAGGCGTCAGATATGGGTATGATGACATAGACGATTGGTGTGAAGAAAAGATAAAATGGAACTATCGGACCGATATTCATCGTGTTTGGTTGAACCGTAATGGCGAATATGAGTTGAACGATATTGGAGGAAGTGATATAATATTCTATGCGTTCAAACATGAAAAAGATTTTACCCATTTTTTGCTTAGGTGGTCATAATGGAACAAGGTAGTTTCACATACAAAACAGAGAAATATTACGGTAGTAAGCGTAATGTTCACACCGTGTCATGGGCTGGCAAAGGCGAAGTTGACGGCGATGAAATTCGCAAATGGTGTATTGAGAACTTTGGACCTGCAGGATATCAAGATAGTATTGAACGAACTAGATGGCTTGATGATATCAAAGACAAAGGTGAAATCTTTTTATGTGATGACGAAGACTTAACCTTCTTCTTACTCAAGTGGACATGACAGAAAGAGATTGGACATATCGAGACTTAGTACTCAAGGTATTTGTGAAGCTACCTAACACTGACACGGAACACATTGACGAATGGTGTTATCAACATTTCGGTGAACAGGGTAAGACTTGGGATTGTTATTTTGCAGACGATAGTCCTTATAATTTTGATATGTATTACATTTTTGCTAATCACGAAGATGCAGTACTTTTTACACTAACTTGGCAATGAGAAGAATTCACATGGAGGGCCCTACGTGGCATGACACAAAGCCCGGTTGGCATGAACTTGAGTTGAACTTAAATGGTCAAGTAAAACGATACCGTGAAGTGATTGAATGGCTGTATAAAACTATAGGAAAATGTGAAAGACATTGTAGATGGTTCGAAACAAGTGTAGGAATTAAAATCAAGTTTAGATATGAGCGTGATTATATTGTCGCAACATTGAGGTGGTCATGACCTCTGTTACTATTACTTGTCGCATAACTTGGCATGAACAATGCAGTTGGATACAAACAAATTGTAAAAATTATATAGACTTGACTAACTGGAGTTTATGGCAACTTGGTTTGGATGATATCGTTTTCTTAGTAGAAGATAAAGACGCAACTTGGTTTAGATTGATGTGGTAATATGAGAACAAGCATTTGGTTTAGAACAGAAGAAAAGCAACCCGATAAGAGTGGTTACTACCTGTCATATCGTGGATGGGGCATGGGCGGTAAAGGCGATGGTGACCACGACTATGGTTATCTTTACTATCATACAAAATACAAAAAATGGTATGAGTATGAAGGATCATGGAATTCAATGTT